TCAATGTATTTGATCCACTGGTTGGTGTTGTTGTACTTCATGGTCTGCATCATGGCCTTGAGTCGTCGACCCACTGTGGTCATGCTGCCGTCTTCACGCTGCACAATCTGTTCACCTGTGCGTGGATCCACCCACTTGATGATCTCGGGTCTGATGCGACCAAACTTGTCCATCTTCTCACCGTGTGGTCGGGGTTCAATAGGTCCCAGCACTTCGTAGGTGATGCAGCCATTCTTGTACTTGCGGAATGTGCAGTGCATTTTGACACCTTTGGCATGATACTCTGGATCCGAGTGTGGCACAAATGCCGTGAAGAATTCGTTCTGCAGCGTGTCGCGGTGTGGAATCTCTGGATCTCTTGGTGGCAGTTCTTTCATGGGCTCTTCTGGCACCATGTCCATCTTGTCCAGGTAAGGGTTGCCTTCTCCTATAAACTTGGGATCCACTGGCTCACCGTTGAGCACATCCATAGCCACTTGGTACTTGAGTTTGTTGGCACGACCTTTGAGGTTCAACACAGCACCAGTCTGATCAAACACAAAGCGTTCAAGGTCAGTGGCAGTGGGAAAGTCAGTCATTAGACCTTCGATGTCAAAGTCCGGGGCTGTGGCCACACGAACTGTGTTGATGTCTCGTTCTGCTTTGGGGGTTCTGGGTTTTGCGGGCACTGCTGCTGCAGGTGCGTCTTCCCAGATGTTGTCTGCGGGTGTGGGTGTGGTTTTGTTCATGTCATATCCTTATCTAAACAAATCAAAAAACTCCACACACCCTGTGCGTGTGGAGTGGGCGGTCAATCAATAACCAGAAGTGGCACCATTGGCACCACGGCGGGCTGCACCACTGCGTTGTGGCCGGCCAGCATTGCCTTTTGTGGGTCCGCGTCCAACATTGGTGTTGGCGTGCAGCCCTTCCACGGTGGCGTCGCGGAAGCCTCGCATGCCCTGACCTCTTGCGGCCACAGCATCTGTGATCATGTTGGCCAGTTCAGCCTTTTCGCTGCCTGACTTGGCCTTGGCAGCCATGAAGTCTGCTCGCTTGCTGGGTGTGCCAGCATTGCCTGTTTGTGGGCCTCGGGCTTGATTCACTGCCTTGGCATTGGGGTTCTTTGTTGAAATCATTTTGTTTTCCTTATCGGTTTAATCCGCCAGTGATGGCAATGTTGGCACTGCCGCCAACGGCAAATGTGCCAGCGATCAGAGCATTGCCAGTGATCTGACTCAGACCTGGTGCATCTACCACAAACATCATTGACTGCTGTGGCAGCAAGAATGGTCCTGCAAAAGGACTGATACTGGAAAAGTATTCTGTGGTGCCAATGTTGAAATAGCAGCCATTGACATTGCTGGTGTTTGTGACAAGAAATGTGTCTGGCCAGTTGTTGTCGTCCAATGCTGGCAAATTTGTAGCGTTTAGAGTCAGATCTAAACCTTCAGCCAGCACAGTGGGTGTGGTAGGAGTGAATGGTCCAATGGTGTCTGACATTTAGGCCACGCTTCCTTGAACAGTGATCACAGATGCTGTGCCATCCACAGCAGCGGCAAAGTACAACGCTGCTGACGGTGTGGCCTGTTGTGTGGTATTGATTGATAGTATCACGCTCTGTTGAGGCAACACTGCAACACCTTCACCAGGTGTGCCCACCACAGGCACAATTGCAGCAAGGTTGTCAGGATCCCAACCAGTGCTGACATAGATCACATTGCCATTCAAAGGCTCTGTGTTGGTCACCCACAAGGCACTACCATATGAGCCTATGAAATTGTTCAAGGCCACTGTGTAGTTGGTTGAGTCGTCGGCAATGTTTAGAAATTCTGTGCCATTGCCGTTGGGTCTAAATGCGGTTGTCATTGTGAGTGGACCTTAGTATTGGCTCTTGGGACCGTAGTTGAAGTCGCTCTGACCGGCTGCTGTGCTGGGTCTGCTGCCTTTTGTGGTCTGTCCATAGCCTGGACCACCTGACTGACCCATACGGATCTTGTCTGGGTTGGAGGGCCGCTTTGGCATCACAGTGCCGCCTGGATTGCGAACCTGTGATCCACGGTTGATTGAATCTCTTACTGAACCTTGTGCTGGCAACCGGGGAGTTGGGCTGGTTGGTGCTGCACGATTTGCGTCATGTGTGACACTGCGTGACAAGTTTTTGGGAGTGTCACATGAGCCGTCATTGCCTGTGCGATTGGGTGCCTGTGCTTTTTGTACCAAGCGACCATCGTTAGAATGACCACTCCATTGGTTCATCTGGTATTTGCTGCTGCGACTGACTTTCATTGACTGCATGCCATCAAAGTCCATGTTGGTGTCTGACTGTGTTGAACGGTTTTTCATTATTTCTTTCCTTTAGACGCGGAGTCTCGTTTCATTGTGGATGAAATCTTCTCACCCATCTTTTTCTTTTTGCCTGCCACAGCATACGCAATGGCCACTGCTTGTTTTACTGGTTTGCCAGCGGCAACTTCAGTGCGGATGTTCTTTTGGAACGCTTTAGGTGATTTAGATTTGTCTAATGGCATAATGTTATTATTTAGTCCTTGGCTGTTATACCAGTGATTTGGCGTATGGCTTCTGCAAAAGCAGCCTGCTTTTGTTCAATGGCCTCGGTTGATTCCACTGTGGTGACTTCTTGTTTGTCAGCAATCATCTTGTTCATGAATGCTTTGTCGTAATCTCTCACACCGCCCCAGTCACTGCGAGCAATGGCACCCACATAGTTCCGGGCCAGCAACTGGTCATAGGTCTCACCAGATTGCAGTTCAATCTGTGCCATGAGGTCTTCAATCTTGATCTTGGTGGTTGATCCTTTGGGACGGCCACCGCCAGGACGATATCCACCGCGTGTGGGAGCCTTCTTGGTGTACACACGCTTCTTGGGTTGATCTGTTTTCTTATCCGTCATGCTATTACTTATACGGTCAAGAAAAAGCCCGCGGATTACACGGGCCAAAACCTATAAACAGGAAGGCTTTAGGTTTTTCTAATGCTTATGGTATCTACAGTAAAATCTGCGTCTGAATCACTGTGGTCTTCAAATGCAAGTTCTACCAACAGGTCACGCACATTTTTGATTTGTCGCATGCTTGCGACCAGTGCGTTGTATTGTTTGATCAGCACTTTTTTTTTGCCAGGTGGGAAAGTTGGCTCACTATACCAATATCCAGAATACTCAAACTCATACACTTGCTTGCGACCTTCAAGTCTAGTCAGATCATCAGCAGTGTAATGTGTCATACAAAAGTCTTCTAACTTTTTGGTCCGTTGTTGTATCAGTTGGTCCAGGGAAATCAGTTTGACTGTGCCCTTTAAAACTTCAAATAAATCATTTTTGTCCATTGTAAGCCTCCTTGTTGTTTAACAATGTGTCACAAGTATAACGCAGAATGCATTCACTGTCAATGTATTAGGTTAAATACAACAAGAGAGGACCACCAGAATGAAACAACCCAAACTCAAAGCATACTACACAGCCATGTCAGCCACAGAGTATCACGACTTTGAACAGTCAAGACGCATTGAAGTCAGTCAGCGTGTGAACATCAATCCACTCACAGGTGCAGTGTCAGGACGCAGATACATCCACCTGGCTGCCACACCTGAACTGGCTGACACTGACTATCGTGCAAGAACTGGGCGTCAGGATTCAGTATGGGTCTTGAGAGTGCCTGCGGACCAGATTCGTCGTGATCAGTTGACAGCACAGGGTGAACAAGTGTGGGTTTTGGGCAACACATTGCACCTGCCGCATTGTGGGGTCATACGCTTTGATTTGCAAAAATAACCCTACAGTGTAATGTAATACTTTGTACTACATTGACCCGAAATGGTGTTGATGCTATACTAACAACTTATCAACAACGCTTCAAGGAGCACAAGATGGCAAAAGCAAAAGCACTTTCTTCAGCACAATGGGCATCTGCCCTGGACGCATTAAAAGCAATGGGCCCAGCAGAACTGAAACGCATCCATATCAAGCAAACCAAAATGGCCATTAAAGATATGCCAGAGTTGGCTGATAAACTTCAGGCATTGTTGGCAAAACAACAAGCAGAACTCAAGCAGTTGGAGGCCGCAGAATGAACCTCAACCGATTGCTGGACCGACTGCGTATGCAAGGACTTATACAGCGACTGATCCGTGAACACGGGCAAGAGGTGGCACAGGAGATCATTGCTGCCGCAGTGGAAATAGAACTGGTGCGAAAATCGCCTGTGCGGAGTAAACTACGCAGTTAAATACTGCGTGATTAAATCAACTCAAGTCTATCAAAGAAGTGTCAAGCGTGGAATATGGCTGCAAAAGAGTCTGTACCACGAGCCCCTGCCTGAACCCTGCGTTCGCCTTCTTGAATCATTTGGATCTCCCAGGGCGTTGACTCCACCAGTCGGTTCCAACGATTTAACATTGCTTCCGGCAAGTCGCGTCCCAGTGCCAACTGATTGATCATGTCTGTAAGTAGATCTTCAGGTGTGTAATATTCTCCACGTGCTGACTTCTTAAAGTCCCTGTGCGGTGAACTGAACCATTCAGCCAGACTGGCATTGATCTCACATGCACCCAGGATATGCTCTGCCACCTGCACCAGCCAGTTGCGTAGTCTTGCATGTTCCAGATCTGTTTGCTTGATGTACACTGTGGCATATTTCTGCCCTGGGCGAGGTTCCATCTCCTGCTTGCGTTTGTACTTGAATTCGGCCATGATAACTCCTGTTGTAGAGTTATTTATTTAAATGGCTAATTTTTCATGGTTTGGTAGGCTTTTATTTCATCTGTGGTCAAATATTTGATGTTGCAGTTGCATTCACAACACCAAAGTGACAAGCCGCGATTGTGTGGCCTAACATCTGCACGATGTGTTGCATGCTCTTTGAGTTTTTGTTTGGTGCTGGTGTTGCGGCGTCGGAGCCAAGCACCATCATAAGGTCTATCCCAAGCCTGTCGTTCATAACCACCATTGGGTCTGCTGTAGTTCATTCGTGCCATGTTATTCTCCAAACTTTACCAGGGGCAAGTCATCCAGTTTTGGCACACGCTTGGCTGATTGGATTTGCCCTTGTATGCCTTGTGCGTGATAGAACTTTTGTTGCGACTCACTCATTTCATGTGTGAGTTCAATCACATGTTCTTCACCTTCCAAATACAACATTACTCTTGACATCTTTTTGTTTTCAAAAAAAGCCACAACCAAAGTATCATACAACCAGGCTGCTCGTTTGCCACGCTGATGTAGTCTGCCCATGCACACTTCACGATTGGCTGCTTCTTGTAAGTCCATTTTACAGTTATCAAGATACTTTGTAAAGTGTTCTGAGTCATCTGCTCGGGCTCGTATTTCTCTCAAGCGATCATAGCGTTTGAGTTCTGCTGTGGCCAACTGACAAGCACCTGCGTCAACCCATTCAGGCTTTTGCAATGTTATGGCTATTTTGACACCTTTGTCTGTGCGTACATGTTGTACTGAAATGCCACTGTAGCGAGATGTTAGTTCTCGCGGCGTAATAACATTACCACTTTCTCCTTTGGGAGGGATGACGAAGTCAACAGCAATTGGGTTAGAGGCGACAGCCTCTGGCCAAAGGGCAGGTCTCGCAGAGACCTTCTCCCCATCTGCATCTTCGCGAGTATCTCGAGATGCATAGTTTGTTATTTTCTTATTTTCTTCTTTATATACTTCTCGCGGGCGAGAACTAACATCTCGCGATTGTAGTAGTTGTAATATGTCTTTGTCTGTGATCACGGTAATCTCCTTTGTAATGATCGTTGGCCTTTTCAAGTACTATTATTTATTATTATCCAGAAAAAGTCAAATTTTTCATGGTTTTTAGGAGTGATACTAAATACATTTGTCAGGACTGAAGGATCTCATATCAATCGCGATGTGAGTGATAAACGCAGTCTGAAGTGGGCAGACCCCTCTAAATCTCCAAAGGTAAAGTGTTGGAATGATTGTTTATTGAGGTCCTTTTCAAGTTGGTGCCATTGCCATTGGTTCCTGTCCTAGTCCCGCTCTTCAGTCTTGACATCCTTCGGTTGTGAAAAAGAAAAAGCCCCAGTTTAGGGGCTTTTTTCTTATTTGTCTTGGTAATGTTTGCCACGCCGGTTCTTCTTCATCACCTGATGTATGGTTGCTCGGTCACCCAACACAAGATGATCTGGATTGCAACAACTCATGTTTGAGCAGGTATGCACAATGTATTCATCTTCTGCCAAGGCACGACCATACTTGATGCGTCCCAGCACACGATGCACAGTGGTCATGATCTTGGTGCCATCTGCTCGCCAGGCACCCACAAAACCATAACCTTGACGATGCTTGCCTGCTGTCCAGTTCACACAACCGTTGAGTCCTGGCTGTTGGTGTCTACCAATAAAATTCAAATTGCACCAGATGTCAAATATCTGTGTGCGTAGTTCTGTTCTGGGTCTTCCGGCCATGTTGTTCTCCTTGATGTGTTATTTATTGCTAATAAATAAAACTATGAAATACACATGGCATCCAGCATCAGGCACTGACATACCAGCCATTGTTGCCATTGCTGAAACACACTTCCAAACAGAAATAGATGACATCTTTGTGCCAGATCCTATTGCTTATTCACGCAATGTGGCCACTGCTGTGATCAACCAATTCTACACTCCTGGGTCAGAACTCATAACAGTTGCTAAAAGTGATGATACAGGCCGTATCTTGGCTTATCTGTGGACAATACGCAATCAGCGAGCACCGTGGTCAGATCAAGAAATGTCAATGACACGCATGATTCACTTGGACATGTCATTGCCAGGTCGTACTCGTGTGCGACTGGTACAGGACATGATTGAAATACAAGAAACTTGGTGTCGTGCCTATGGCATCTCAATTGTGTGCTCAACCACAATGCGTCATGAACAGGCAGGGTTCTTGGAACTGCATCGCCGTGCTGGCTACTCAGTTCGTGGCAGTTATTGCTACCGCCGTTTAGTCTAAAGTTGAATCCAGCATCCAAAGACTCTTGGCCAAGTCCAGGATTTGATCCTGTGCATAGTTGGCTATTTCTTCGTGACCTTCTGCACTAGCCACTGCCATGAGTTCTTCATAGCAGCCTCGAAGGCTTTCAAGGTTGTCACGCACTGTGCCCAACAAGTCTTCACTATCGCCATCAACTGTGCTGTCTTCAATTTCACTTGCATCTAATATCTCCTGTATGCTTCTTGGTGCAAACTCACCCACTGTACGGATCAGTTCTCCCAGTGTGTCTATCTGTGCTTGTCGGCGTTCATACACACCCTGCAACAGTTTGTGATCCGATCGGAAGTTTCTGCCCACAATGTTTAGGTGTGCTGAATGGCTGCGGAAATAGGCCACAAAGTTGTCGTTGAATACCTGGGTTAGTTGCTGTGCTGTGTTCATATATTACCTGTATTGTGCAAGTTCTTGAGCAGTCCAAGGACGCCCAGTATTGGGATTGATTTCCATGCCAGCAAATGGTCCAGTCTGCGGAAAGTTGTATTGTTGTCCTGCATTGCTTGGTGTAAGTAAGGCAGCAGCACCCGCACCGGCTGTTCGGGCATAAGGTGCCACTGCTCGAGCACCCGCCATGACTTTGTCAGCAGCAATTTTCCGCATTTGATTTGCGTAGTCCATACCGCGTTGAACTATGCCTTGATTGGCCTGTGCTTGTTGTCTGGCTGCCATTTCTTGTAGCATGGGAGAGTTTTGAATCGCTTGTGGGCTGATAGCAGCAGGTTTTGTACTCACCACATTCTGTGCAGCGGCTTGTGTGCTTTGACCTACGGCCTTCAATGCTTGTTGTGTGGCAGTGGGAGGTGGCAAACCACTGGCCATGGCTGCTGCGTCTGCTGCCAGTCCTGTGATGGGTCTGGCCACATACTGTCGAGCAATTTCCATGGGCAATTTTCGCAGTGCAGGTGCAGCCGCTTTTGCAGCAGGAACCACATAAGGTGCTGCTTTGGCTGCACCATATGCCAGTGCAGCACCACCAGCAGCCAAGGCTGTGTTGCGAACTGTGTTGTCTTGTGGTGCAGATTCTGCACCAGGAACACCTTCTGTGGCAGCAGGTGCAGCAGCAGGTGCTGGACCTAAAGCCCGAGCAGCCTCATCAATATCAGCATCTGTGGGTTCTTTTTCAAACTCCACACGCTGGCCATTGACTTCATAAACAAATGCCATTATTGCACCTTCTTGTATTTGTTGCCACTGCTGGTAGTTCCAGTGCTGGAACTAGATCCGCCAGTGCCGTAAGTCCAGTCATTCTTGCCAGCCTTGTCATAACGCTGTAAGATTGTGTTCAATGCACCCAGGGCTGCCAGTCGGTCTTCAATAGGCAAATTGCGGTTGTTGAAGTCACCAGCAGCCTGTTTGTACATCTGCACATCTATATCACTTTGTGGGCCTTCAAAACGCGGAATGTTAGAAAGAATGCCATAACTCAACACATTCAAGCGAGCAATGGCCTTGCTTCCTTCTGTGCTGGATCCAATGGCTGCTGCCACTGTGTCAACACCAGCACCAATGCTGCTGCCTGTGGATTTTCTAATTTCCTGGTCTATCTGTTTCATCAGTCCATAAGTGCGATCAGCAAAACCTTGATTCTTTACATCAGTTGCGGCTTGCTCACCTTTGGCTGCTGCTCCAGGTTTTTCTTCAGCCAGTCGCATTTCTTTCTTGCGTTGTATTTCTGCAGCAGCAGCGTCAGCAGCAATTTGGTTGTTGAGTTTTTGTTGTGCATCATAGCGTTCTTTGGCCATTTTGAACTCTGATTCGCTGTTGTACTGTTGACGCTTTGGTGCTGCACCCAAAGACACGCCACCACCACCAACAGGTCGATTTGTTTGTGGCTGTGGTACTACAGGAGCAGATGTTGCTGGTGGTTGAGATTGAGGTTGTGCTTGAGGTGCTACAGGAGCAGCAGGAGGGGTTGCTGCTGCCGCTGCTGGTGCTGCTGCCGCAGGAGGTGTGCCAGTTGACACACCAGGTTGTGTTTGACCCAATGAGAAGTTGTATTGTCTACGGAATTCTTCACGACTCATAGAGTTGCCTGCTGATCCAAATGGGCCTGCATCTCTTTCGTATTGTGCTTCTGCTTCCAACACATTGGTGCCAAACTTCTTGGCCAAATCCAGCGTGACTTGACTGACCGCACGATCCATGGCATTGACTTGTCGTTCAACACGCAACTGGCTTTGATTGCCAACAAATGGTCTGCCAGTTTGAATATTGACCAATCTAATGTTGCCCCGTTCGTCAGATTGACGACTGTAGCGTTGGCCTTGTGCATCAATATAAGTTTCTGCTGTGGTAGTCACATTCTTGCCAATGTTAGTGGCCACAGCAGCAGTGTTGAGTTCTTCAGGTGAAAGGTCATTGCCTTGCA